GATGATTTCAAATGTTACGCCCGCAGGTAAGCAAACAGTCAACTGCATCACAGTCGAAGGCGGGATGTATCTCGCAGGAAAGCAACTTATCCCAACTCACAACTCACCTCTTGGGGCTGCCATCGCGCTTTATCTGTTGATTGTAGACAATGAGCCTGGTGCAGAGTTGATCTCTGTAGCAGCAGACCGAGACCAGGCACGGGCGATTTTTGACACGGCTCGTTTTATGGTAAAGCAAAACGCCGCCCTGGACGAATTGGTTAGTGCATATCGAAATGCGATTGTCGCTAAGCAAGGGGCTTCAGTTTACAAAGTTGTTTCATCGGATGCTGGCACTAAGCATGGTGGAAACTTACATGCTGCGCTTTTTGACGAGTTGCACGCTCAGAAGAACCGAGACCTTTACGATGTTGTGCAAACCAGTTTTGGCGCGCGCCGTCAACCACTGCTGATTTCTTTTAGTACGGCAGGGTTTGATCGTGAGTCGATCTGCTATGAAGTTTACTCAATGGCAAAGCAGATTTCTGAGGGCATAATCCAGCGAGATTGGTTTTACCCCGTAATATACGAGGCATCGCCAGAAGACGATTGGACAAGCGAAGATACGTGGAAGAAAGCCAATCCGAGTTTGGGACACTCGATCAAGATTGATTACCTGCAGAAGAATTATGAAAAGGCTCTATCAAGCCCGCAGTTCCAAAACACTTTCAAGCGTTTGTATCTCAATATGTGGACATCGGCAGAAACACGCTGGCTTGATATGCAAAACTGGGACAAATGCGGTGAGCAACCGATTGACATGGGACTGCTTGAAGGGGCTGAATGTTACGGCGGTCTTGACCTTGCGACAGTTTCTGACATTGCTGCTTTTGTACTGGATTTCCCGAATGAAAGCGGTGAAGAGGAATTGCACACCTGGCTTCCGACCTTGTTCTGTCCAGAGTCAAAGTTGACCGACCCAGGTTTCATTGACCGCGACATTTACAGGGCTTGGGCTGACCAGGGCTATTTGATTGCAACGCCTGGAAACGTGATTGACTACGAGTACATCATTGCTGAAATTGAGCGATTAGGTGAACTTTACAACATTAAAGAGATCGCATTTGACCGTTGGGGTGCTGCACAGATTTCACAAACGCTTACCAATATGGGCTTTACTTTGGTTGGTTTTGGTCAAGGGTACGTGAGCATGTCACCACCCACAAAAGAAGTTGAGCGGTTGATATTACAAGGCAGGGTGAGACATGGAAACCACCCTGTAATGCGTTGGATGGCGGATAACGTTATGGTTACGACTGACCCTGCAGGGAATATCAAGCCAGACAAGAAGAAAAGCAGGCAGAAGATTGACGGCGTGGTTGCGGCAATCATGGCAACCGATAGGGCAATTAGAAATTCTGTAGGTCGCAAGGACTCTGTTTACGAAAAAAGAGGGTTGGTTGTTCTATGAGTTTATTTGGATGGTTTGCAGAATTGAGACCAGTTATTGTCAACACAAAGTTTGGCAAGGATTTCAGGGGCGTTGTTTGGAAGAAAACAAACGACTGCATCGTTCTGAAAAACGCAGAGTGGTTGTCGCCTGATGGGGCGAAAAAACTGGATGGTGAAACAATCATCTTCATCAAAGAAATCGAATTTATACAGGCGGTCTCATGACAACGATTATTTCAGAAACTAACCTAATAACGATGCCAGCGAATTGGTGGACAAACGCAAACAACATCACGCTTTCATCGGTGCGATCCGATTACAACTTCGATTATTTGGCGATGTACAGGAATCACATGAACGTGAGGATTTGCGTTGATTTCCTGGCTCGAAATATCGCTCACCTGGGGCTGCACGTTTACACGCGAAAAGAAGACAATGACAGAGAGCGATTGCGAGACCACAGGGCGGTACAAATTCTGAAACAACCGCTGCCGGCAAAGTTTAAGGTGACACAGTTCCAACTGGTTGAATCGGCAGTCGCAGACATGCTGATCAGCGGTAATGGTTATTTACTCAAACACAGAAACGGTGAGGGTGAGATCATCGCGCTTCAGCGTGTGCCTTATATGCTTATGAGTGTCAAGGGCGAGTTAGTTCCTACGAAATACAAAATTGGCTATATCGAGAAAGAGTACAAGCCAGAAGATATTATCCATTTTCGATTTTACAACCCTGAGAACTCTACCATCGGCGTTTCACCGCTTGAAGGTTTGCGCGAAGTGTTGGCTGAAGAATGGGAAAAGTCGAAGTACAGTTCTGGTTTCTGGCGGAATGCCGCTCGTATTTCTGGTGTGATCGAAAGACCGCTGGAAGCAAAAGAAATGAGCGAAGCAGCAGCACGCAACTTCCGTCAGCAATGGCAGGAAATGTATGCAGGTGAAGACAACAGCGGCAAGACTGCTTTGTTGGAAGAGGGCATGGTTTTCAAACCGATGTCGTTCAGCCCGAAAGAAACTGAGTATATCGAGAGCAGAAAACTAAACCGAGAAGAATGCGCGAGAGCATATCACATCCCCCCGCCAATGGTCGGAATTTTAGATCGCAGTACGTTCTCGAACATTACCGAGTTGCACAAGTCGCTTTACATGGATGTGCTTAGTCCAATGTGTGCCAGACTTGAGGACGATTGGGATTTGCAGTATTTGAGTGAGTTCAAAGATTTGAAGGGCGCATACACTGAGTTCAATATTGACGAAAAACTACAGTCTGATTTCAGTATGCAACTTGAGTCACTACGGCAGTCTGTGGGCGTGCCTTACATGACACCGAACGAAGGTCGTGCGATTCTGAACCTTCCACGTTTGAAGAACCCCCTGGCTGACACCCTGGTTACCCCTCTCAATATGGCAACCCCTGAAATGGTTATGCGACAACAACAGAACAAAAGTGAAATGCCAATAATTGAGACTAAGGCATCGGCTGAGTCTATCATGCCAGAATATCCCGACCTGGACAAAGACTTTGGTGAGAAATGGCACAAGTTGATGGTGAACGTTTTTACACGCCAGAGAGACGCAGTGTTACCAAAAGCGAAGATGGACAAGTTGGATGTGCTTTGGGACAAAGAGCGTTGGGACAGGGAAGTCGCTGAGGACTTTCTGAAACTTGCGGAAGAAACCGCCTGGGCTTATGCGGATGCTTTTGCAGGGCAGTTAGGCGCAGAGTACAAGCGCGAGTGGATGGAAAAATGGTTGCAGGAAAACTCCAGGATTGCCGCTGAATATATCAACGCCAGCACCTACGACCAGCTCGCAAAGGCGATGCAGGGTGAAAATCCAGTTGACGCAATCAAAGAGGTGTTTGCGTCAGCATTGGCGGTAAGAGCGGTGCAATTGGCTGAGGATCGCCGCGCGATGGTGGAAAGTTATGTTGAAGCAAAGATTGCAGATGCGGTTGATTCCGTTATCGGGAAGATTTGGACAGTTAGAAGCAACAACCCCCGCCCAGAACACGAGAAGATGAATGGCGAGTTTATTGAGAAAAGGGAAGTGTTTTCAAACGGACTACAGTACCCACGAAGTTACAAGGGTAGTGCTAAAGACAATGCCAACTGTAAATGTAAGGTGATGTGGGTCAGAAAACCTGTAGACACCACGCCTTTGAGGTGAAAGGAATAATTATGAAAATGGAAAAGAAATCATTTGAAACCGAACTTGAGTTCAAAGAAAACGCCGATGAGACTGGTCAATTCAAGGCAGTGTTCAGTTGGTTTGATGTAATTGACAAACACGGTGATGTTACCTTGCCAGGGGCGTTTGAGGAAGGGGCGAAAGTCAAGATTGCTTCCTGGGGGCATCGGTGGGAAAACCTGCCTGTTGGTCGCGGTGAAGTCCACCAGGATGAAGAGAAAGCCTGGGTGGACGGTAAGTTTTTCCTTGATACTGAAGCGGGTCTTGAAACCTACAAGACCGTCAAAAATCTTGGTGAGTTACAAGAGTGGTCGTATGGATTCGAGACCATTGACTCATCCGAGGATAAGAAAGACGGACGGACAGTGCGAGTGTTGAAGAAACTCAAAACTTTCGAGGTGTCGCCTGTATTTATTGGTGCAGGGAACGACACTCAAACTTTAGCCATTAAGAGCGAGGGCGAAGAGTCTGAGCCAGAAGTGGAGCAGGAAGTCAAAACTGAATCAGAGACCGTGGAAGTCGGGAATGAGAGCGGCGTTGATCCTGCTGACATGAAATTACTAATCGAAATAATTGCTTTGGAGGCAAAACATGAATAACGAAAAATTTATGAATCTTTTGGGCGATGCCCGTGAGAT